GGTTCCGAATTGCCGCTAGCCGCTAGCCATACGCGCGCATAGAAAGGCAACAACATAAAGCACTTACAAATCCGACAAATTCAACAGGGATTTACATGCCACTTTTAAGCATCAACGAACTGCACAAGCTGACCGGCAAGACACGCGCGACCGTGACGAAAAGCATGGACGGCCTGACGTTCCAGCCCGGCCCGAAGTCGGGCAAGCTCTACGATTCAAAGCTCGCGCTGGCGAAGCTCTACGGCGTGGCAGGCGAGGACGGCACCGGCTCGGTGACGGCGCAAGAGGCATCGCGGCTGCTCACCATTGCGCGGCGGCAGCAGATTGATCTGGAAATGGAAGTGCTACGCGGCGAGCGATGGCCTTCCGAGGACGTGGAGAATATCCACGAAACCAGCCTGAGCAACGTGGCGGGCCTGCTCAAAGCGCACGAAGGAAAGCCGCTCACGCCGGAGTTGATCCGCGACATCTTCACCGAACTTCGCGAGGTGCCCGCGAAGCTGGCTAAGCTATGACCGACCCGATCAGCGTCGGCAAGATTCGCGCATCATGGCTGCACGGCTACGCGCGCAGCTTCGCGCCGTGGAGCCGAATGGCACCGGAGGAATGGGCCGAAGAAGTGTATCGCCTTCCAAACGGCGGGCGCTTCCGATGGGACTTCGCGCCCTACACGCGCGCGATGTATCAGAGCATCTTCGACCGGCGCGTCATCGAGACGAGCTACGCCATTTTCTCGCGCGGACTGAAAAGCACAGTCATCCTTCTTGCCATCGGATACACCGTTGACCAGAAGCCGCGACGCATCCTCTACATGATGCCGACGACCGGACAGGTCGAGAAATTCAGCAAAGACAACCTCTGCGGCGAATTGTTCGACACGACGCCATGCTTGAACGAATACGGCAGCAAGGGCAACCGGCGTGTCACGTCAAACACCATCCTGCACAAGCAATTCCCCGGTGGACTCATCACGATGTTCGGCGCGAACGCACCCGGCGAATTGCGGCGCGCGAAAGGCAGCTTCCTCGTCATTGACGAAAAGGACGCCATCCAAAAAGAGGAAGGCGACGAAGGAGACCAGGTGCAAATTTTCTGGAAGCGCGGCAGCGAATACCCGGACACAATCCGCGTGTCAGCGAGCTACCCGTCACTGCTCGGCCACTCGCGGATCATGAACGACCTCGAAAACTCAGACTGGAATGAGTGGCACGTCACATGCGTCAAGTGTGGAGGCGAACCGTTCGTCATGCACCGCAGACAGCTTCGTTACGACAAGGGCAAGCCCGAGGGCGCGAGGCTGGAATGCCCGAGGTGCGGCGAGTTCTTTACCGACGCGGAGCGTTACGCGATGGCGCACAAGCAGGGATTCGACAACTGGAAACCGCGCAATGAGTTTCGCGGGCGGCGAGGCTACCACGCCAATGCCCTGCTTTGGCCTCACCCGGTTGATCCAGTGCGCTACCCGGCAGGCTACCTTGGCCAGATGGCCGAGGAAGAAATGGCAGTTGCCGCGAGCGCAGACCCGAAGCGCGCGCGCCGGCCAATGGTGAACACCGTGGACGCGGAGCCGTTCGACCCCACCGACGAAAGCGAGCAGCCGCCTGACTGGAAAACCTTGCATGAGCGGCGCGAGGAATACGACACCGTTCCGCAGGCCGCATCGTTCATCACGGCTTTTTGCGACGTGCAACGCAACCGGCTAGAGGTTGGCTGGCGCGCATGGAACCGCGAGGAAGAATCATGGGGACTCGACCACGTTGTCCTCGACGGTTACACGTCGCATCAAGAAGTTTGGACGGCGCTGGCAAAGGAGCTTGGCCGGGAGTGGACGCACGCGAGCGGCGCGAAGATGAGGCTCGGAATGGCATTCGTGGATGGCGGCGCATACGCGGAGGAAGTGTATCGCTTTTTCCAGCGCATCGCACGCGAGCCGGTGCAACACGTCACCGGCCACGTCCGCGCGAGTAAAGGCGTCGGCAGATTCGCAGCGCCGATTATCACACGCAAGATGAGCACAGTTGCAAAGAATTTGAAGGGCCATGAAATCGGGACATGGGAGGCAAAGGATCGCATCTACGAACGCCTGCGCGTAGTGGAGCCGGGAGCGACGGCGATGCACTTCAACCAGCGATTCTCGGAAGAATACTTTCAGCAGTTGACCGTTGAAAAAGTCGTCATCACGTTTGACGGCGGGCAGGAGATTCGGAAATACGAGAACGAAAAGAACGCGCGCAACGAAGCCCTCGACATCGAGGTTGGATGCCTCGCCGCGCTACGGCTGCACCCGCGCAACTGGGACGCGCTAGAGCAGGCCATTGCGGATGACGCCGAAGCCCTGCGCACGCCCAACGCGAAGCCGCGCGAGGAAGCACCATCTGTCGTCGTCGGCGGAGGGTTCGGCGGAGGTTGGCGAATCTAGGCTTGCAAGGCAGGCGCGGTGCGGCTGGCTGTAAAAAATTAAAAATAATCCTTGCGCGCGGAAGTGCTTTAGAGAATACTGCCCGCACATGAGCATTCAACCTCAACAATTTCACGGCGCGGCACGGCAAGGCACGGCACGGCGAGGCACGGCGCGGCTGGGCAAGGCGCGGCGCGGCAAGGCGCGGCTGGGCAGGGCAAACACGAGACACGCGGGCGGTAACAGCGTGACAACTTTATGAGCGGACACGTCTATTTTTTCCACGACGGCAGGCATTGCAAGATCGGCTACACGACGCCCGATTTAAAGCGCCGCCTGTGGGCCGCGCATGTGTGGAGCCCGCACGCGCTGAATATTGTCGGCACGATATTCTCAGAATTTCCCGATCAACTCGAAAAAGCGATACACCTACAACTGGCACATCGCAGACTCGTGAAACCAAGCGGGAACGGCGAATGGTTCGACCTGACCCTCGACGAAACAACCAAGGTCATCACAGAAAACCAAAATGGACAACTCAGACAGTATCATCACAGCGAAGCTTACGGGCATCCGGCCCATCATGTTCGACCGCTACGGCGGGGACAACAAGACCAAGCTGGAGGACTTGGACAAGATGTATTGCGACGCGCATGGGACGTGTGGAATCCCCGTGCTCAACGTGTTCAGCCTCCTGTCAGCGGAAAACACGCCATCGGTTGCGAAGCGTTTCTACGGCAAGCAGGGCCGCGACGTGGCGCAGGGCATTAAATCGTTCTGCAATATCGAGGCGACGGAAGGCGGCGACGCGATGTTCGCTCCCATCATGGATGCGGACGGCAAGCCATACAATAGCGCCGACCCGCGCATCCAAATCATGTCGCACGTTGCGCGGCTTCCAAAGGGCATCCCAAACCCCAAATCGCGCCCGATGATTCCGAACGGCTGGAGCGTCACCTTCTGTTTCGAGTTGCAGCCGAATGAACTGCTGAACTCCGCGACGCTGCAAAAGATGATTACGCAGGGCGGTATCCTCGGACTCGGCACGTTCCGACCTATCTTCGGGCGATACAAGGTGACGTGGATTTGATTTAGGCAGGTCTCGGCGAGGCGCGGGCCGGGCAGGGCGCGGCGCGGCGAGGCGCGGCGAGGCTGGGCGCGGCACGGCAAGGCAAACACAAGGGCGGCACTGGCAACGGTGCCGCCCTCAGTTTTGCGCTTGCAACCCCGGCGCGGTGCGGCTATACGCAGCGCCAACAATGGCCGCAGTCACGACAACGCAGGGCGTGCCGCTCACGATTGAGAGCGGCAACGAGTATCACTTCACGGTGAACTACCCCGACTATCCGGTTGGCACATGGACGGCGGCATTCGTCATCGTGTTGAGCACCGGCACCCCGAGCAGCACGGCAGCGACCACCAGCGGCAGCGACTTCCTCGTTACGCTCACCAGCGCAGTCACGGCGGCACTCGCGCCGGGCGACTACACCTTTGCGGTTTACGTCACGTCCAGCAGCCAGCGCACCACGGCGGAGACTGGCAAGATTTCCATTCTGCCCAACTTGGCCGTCGCGCGCACGGCGACGTTTGCCGAGGCGCAGGTTGCGCTGCTTAAAACGGTGATGGCTTCGTTCGCAGCGACCGACAAGCAGACCGTGAACTTCAACGGACAGAGCTTCACTCGCTACGCCATCGCGGACTACCAAAAGCAGCTTGTGTATTTCCAAGCCGCCGTGATTCGTGAGCAGCAGACGCAGGCCGCATTGCGCGGCGAAGTGAGCGGAGGGCGCGTCGCACTCGACTTCATCGCCGCCGATTAACCCCATGAGAAACCCTTTCCGCTGGCTCAAAGAAAAGCTCTCCCGCTCCTACAAGGACATCGCGGGCGTCGGCGTGAGCTACAACAAAGACTGGGCGCTGAACACGCAAAGCGAGGACGCCGACTTGTGGCAGTCCGCCTACGCGCTGACAGCCCGCACGCGCGACCTCGCGCGAACGAACCCGACGTTCATCCGCTATCGCGAACTCATCTGGGGCAGCGTATTCGGCGAGGCTGGCACGATGCTGCGCATGAAGGTGAAGGAGCAGGAGGATCGCGTCATTCACACCCCGCAGGAAAAGTCTGCCATCCTCGCGCACGATGAGCGCCGCCGCCGCGTGATGGAATGGGCAGCGAAAAAGGACGGGCGCGAATACACGCACGAACCGCTTTACCGAGGCTTTGGAAACAACGGCAACCGCGTCGCGCAAATCAAAGTCGGCGAGCAGGACGTGTTTGCCTGCCAGCTTATTGAGCGGAAGTGGAAGGAGTGGCAGCGCGCGCAGTATTGCGACGTGCGCGGCACCCGCACCTACGCGCAGATCCGCCAGCTTCGTCTTTGGAGCGCCATTCGTGACGGTGACTTTTTCATCCGCATGATTCGTTCGCCGCGCGTGAACAAATTCGGCTTCTCGCTGCAACTCATCAACGCGGAATGGGTGGACAGATTCGCCAACGCCAAGCTCGAAAACGGAAACGAAGTCCGCATGGGCATTGAATACGAGTTCACCGAGTTCGGCACCGGCAAGCCCGTCGCGTATTACTTCATCAAACGCCAGCCAATGGACTGGCAATTCAGTGTGCAGAAAGCATTCGGCAGCGTCGGCCCGCTACACGACCGAATTGACGCTCGCGACATCATCCACTACGCGCGCCCTGTGGACGCCGATGCCACACGGCCCGCGCCGTGGGTGGCAAGCGCCATCCCGACCGCCCGCCAGCTTGACCAATACGCCATCGCCGAGGTTGTCGCAGCGCGCTCGCAGGCGTGCAAGGTGGGCTGGCTTTCCAGCACCGTCGTCCCCGAAGGCGGAGTGCCGACAAACGTTGACCCGCGCACTGGCGTCCCGCGACAGGAACTCACACCCGGCAGCATCGTCGGCCTGCCGTGGGGAGTGGAATACACAGAGAGCGACCCGAAACATCCCAACGGGAATTTCGAGGCATTCCGCAAGGCGCAACTTCGGCACCAAGCGGCCGGAATGCCCGGCGCTGCTTACAGCGAACTTGCGAACGATTACGAGAGCATCAACTTCTCAGCGGGCCGACTTCAACGGCTTGCGACGGATGCGATGACCTACATGATCCAGCGGTTCGACATTGACGTTGCCGAGGTGCCAATCTTCGAGGCATGGCTGGAAATGTCGCTGCTCACTGGCGAGATCCCGCTTCCCGCTGCCAAGTTTGAAAAGTTCAACGCCCCGCACTTCCAAGGCCCGCGCACGCCGCAGGTTGACGAGGTGAAGGAAGTCACAGCAGCCGCACTGCGCATCGCGAATCATTTCAGCAGCGACCAGCACGAATGCGACCAATACGGCGTGGACTTTGAGACGATGCTTTTCGATCAGGCAGAGGCCAACATGATGAAGGAAAAGGTCGGCATTGGCACCATCAAGACGGTTGAAACGCCGCCGCCGCAGGCGCCCACCGAGGCCGAGGAGGACGACGAAGCGGAAGTTGAAACAGAGCCGGAAGATGAAAAGCCCAAACCGGCGGCGAAGAAATCGCGCATGACAAAAAGCAAGCGCGTGAAACTCAAATGAAGAAACCCGGCCCAGCCAAAAAGAAAAAGAAGCCGCGCAAGCCGCTTCCATTTGAAATCGAAAACCGCGACCCTCAACACCTATTCACACGATGAAAAAAACAATCGAAATCCCCGAAACGCTTTTCCGCAGCGGCACCGCCGCATTCGACAAGGAAAGCGGAGTTGTGCGCCTCAGTTTTTCAAGCGATGCGCCAGTCCTTCGACGTACTCGCAGCGGAGAGCAGTATTACGAAATCCTCGACCACTCCGAGCGCGGTATGAACAAGGAACGGCTTCGCGCCGGGACGAGCCTGCTATTCAATCACAACCCCGAAATTCTGATCGGGCGTAACACGTTTATTGGAGTTGAGAACGGGCGCGGATATGTGGATTCCAAAATCTCGCGCGCCGATGACGTGAAATCCTACGCAACGAAAATCGAAGAAGGCATTCTATGCGATTCGAGCGTTGGCTATGGCATCGAGGACGACGGCGAAGAAATCGGAATGCGCAACGGTATCCCCGAAGTGCGCTTTCGCTGGCAACCGCATGAGGTTTCCCTTGTCACGATTCCGGCAGACGTATCCGTTGGAATTGGACGAGAGGAAACTACCACAGTTTTCCGCAGCATTAGTTTTTCTATTGACAGCAACAATAAACCCGCTACAACCACAACCGAACCCAAAAACACCATGAGCGAACCCGCCGCACCCAACGCACCCGAAACCCCGAGCATCAACATCGTCGCGGAGCGCCAATCGGCGGTTGCGACGGAACGCAAGCGCGTAGCTGATATTCAGGAACTCAACACCCACTTCACGCAGAAAGGCATTGCAGGCCGTCGCGTGGATGCTGGCAAGCTCGCCGAACGCATGATTGCGGACGGCAAGACCGCTGACGACTTCCGCAATGAAGTCATCCGCACCGAGCTTCCCGAACTCAAGCCCATCGAGACTTCGCCCGAAGTCGGCATGAGCAAGCGCGACCTTTCCGGCTATTCGCTCGTTCGCGCAATGAACGGCGCGATTGGTGCGATGAAGGGCCAAAGCTGGAGCGGCCTTGAAAAAGACGCCAGCGAAGCCGCCGCGAAGATCGCAGGCCGCTCGACGCAGGGCTTTTTCATCCCGCACGACGTGATGCAGTCTCGCGCGTTGACGACCAACGTGTTCAGCGCAGCCGGGGCTTTCGTAAACACCTCCGCGCAGGGCCAGTCGCTCATCGAGCTTTACCGGAACAAAATGCACGTCGTCGCCCTCGGCGCTCGCGTGCTGACCGGGCTGCAAGGCAACCTCGCCATCCCGTCTCAGACTGGCGGCGCAACCGCTTCGTGGCTGTCCGAAGATGCGACCATCACCGCCAGCGCGCAGACGGTCGGACAGGTCTCGCTCACGCCGCACCGCCTCGCCGGTGCGACCGCATTCACGTATCAGCTGCTCGCGCAGTCCTCGCAGGACGTGGAGAACTTCGTTCGCAATGACCTGATGACCGTGCTCGCCATCGAGAAAGACCGCGCGGCCCTCAAAGGCTCCGGCGTTTCCGGCGAGCCGCTCGGCATCTACGGCACCGCGAACAAATCCACCAGCGTCACGCTGGCGGGCGCGAACAGCATGACCTACGCGAACGCGGTTCAGTTCGAGACGAACGTCGCGCTCAACAACGCGGACATGGGAAGCCTCGGCTACCTGACCAGCGTTCAGGCCAAGGCCAACGCCAAGCTCATCGCGGAAATCAACAGCACCAACAGCAACCCGGTCTGGAAAGGTGACATGGTGAACGGCTACACCGCCCGCGCCACGAACCAACTGACCACGCTTCCGAGTGTTATTTTCGGAAACTGGAGCGACCTCATCATTGGCGACTGGGCAAGCAACGAAGTGATCGTTGACCCCTATTCGCTCTCCATGCAGGGCCAAGTCCGCATCGTGATGCAGCAACTCACGGACGTTGCCATCCGGCACGCCAAATCGTTCAGCATCTCCACCACGTAGTCCTAGCCGCAATCAACCCACTCCAACAGACCCAAACAACATGGTGGAGATGCTG